AATAAATTAGCTTTAGGACAACCATCACAATATTATGTTGAAAGAGAAACAACACCAAAAATTTATCTTTATCAAGCACCAGATTTAAATACTTATACTACACTTAAATATTACGTTATAAAAAGAATTGAAGATGCAGGAGTTTACACAAATGATGCTGATGTTGCTTACAGATTTTTACCATGTATGTGTGCAGGACTAGCATATTACTTAGCTATGAAAAAAGCACCTCAACTTGTACAACAAAATAAATTAATATATGAAGATGAACTTAAAAGAGCATTAGATGAAGATGGTCAAAGAACTTCAACATATATTACACCACAAACTTTTTACCCTAGTGGAGTATAATAATGGCTAAATACGCAACAGGAAAAAGATCACAATCTATATCAGACCGATCAGGTATGGCTTTTCCATATATTGAAATGGTTAAAGAATGGAATGGATCTCTTGTTCACATATCTGAGTTTGAACCTAAACATCCACAAATAAGAAGAAGACATAACACAGCTGATGGTATCGCTTTACAAAATTCAAGAAACATGAAGTTTCAACAACCAATACAACCTTTTGTAAATACTAGCACAAGTGATGTTACAATTACCAATTCTGGGGGAGCTTCAGTAGGAGTTGCAAACTTAGCATTACCTGGAGACTTTGCATTTAAAACACAAGACTTCCAAATTACAAGAGTCATTGATGGCGTTTCAGTAACTTCAATATTACATAGTATGATTCCAGAAGACCCTGCTTTACAAAACAGAAGAAGACAATTAGATGCCTCTTTAGGATCAATAACAGTGAGTATTACATAATGTCAATTACACATGCAAATTTTTTAACACAAGTCAGAAACTATACGGAAGTAGATAGTAATGTTTTGACTGATACGATCATCCAAGATTTTATAAGATCTGTTGAAGTAGATATTGCAGGTAAAGTTGATTATGATGATTTAAGAAAATATGCTACATCAAGCTTTACAGCTGGTAATAGAGCAGTGTCTATGCCAGGTGATTTGATTATATTAAGATCAGTAGAGCGTATAGACTCTAGTGGTAATAGAGAGTTTTTAGAGAAAAAAGATACTAGTTTTATATCTGAATATAATGGGACAAACACTCAAGGTACACCTAAATATTTTGCTAATTATGATGATTTTAATATTATAGTAGCTCCAGTACCTGCAGCAGCAGATACTGTACAAATAAATTACATAAAAGATGCACCAAGTTTTACTTCGACAGATAATACTTTCATATCTACATACCAAGAATCTATGCTTTTACATGGCGTTTTAGCTGAGGCTTTTAGATTTTTAAAAGGGCCACAGGATATGTACAACCTGTATAAAACAAAGTATGATGAAGAAGTTCAGAATTTTGCTCTACAACAAATGGGCAGAAGAAGACGAAGTGAGTATGATGATGGGGTTCCAAGAATAAAAATCCAATCACCTACTCCAAATTAATTAAGGAGAATAATTATGGCAATAACAACTAACGCTATTTGTAATTCTTTTAAAAAAGAATTATTAGAAGCAAAACACAATTTTAGTAACCCGGGTGGAAATTCATTTAAATTAGCAATGTATGGAACACCTGCTACTCTAGGTAAATCGACAACATCATTTACAACTGGAGGTCAAGTTACTTCACCATCCGGTTATACATCAGGTGGTAAAGCACTAGTAAACGTAGGAACGTCTTTAGCTACAAACACAGCTATCACAGACTTCGCTGACTTATCTTTTGTAGGTGTAACACTTACAGCAAGAGGAGCTTTAATTTATAACGATACAAACTCTGATAGAGCTGTAGCTGTTTTAGATTTTGGTGGCGAGAAAACTGCAACTTCTGGAACTTTTACTATTCAGTTTCCAGCTTTCACAACCAGTGCAGCAATATTGAGAATAGCGTAATTTAAAAGGAGGGCCAGGTGGCAGACATTACTGTAATTGTAACAGCCCCTGGCCTACCTACTACTTGGGGTCAAGGAACCTGGAATGATGCCTCTTGGGGTCAACAAACAGGTTTAGTAACAGACACAGGCTCAGCCTCTGTTTCAGCAGCAGCTAATGTCAGTGTAACTGGAATTGCACTAGGAACCAGTGTTGGTTCAACTACTTTTGATATTGGTGTAACACAAGTAGTTAGCGGCATAGCAGCAACAACTTCTGTAGGTGATGAATCTATTGCATTAGGAATGCAACAAGATGTTTCTGGTATCGCAGCAACCACATCAATAGGTGCAGCCACTGTAGATGAATCTACATTAACTGGTATAGGTTGGGGTAGAAGATCTTGGGGTAATTTAGCTTGGGGTCAGGCTTTCTCTGTAGAGGCCACAGGTCAGGCTTTAGCAACTTCTCAAGGAAGTGTAACTCCTGTAATTGATGTAAGTTTTTCAGTTTCTGGTTTAAGTCTTTTAACAATTACACAAGGAGCTAGTTCTTTACAAATTGATCAAGATATAACTATTCTTGCATCAGAAAATCAATTAACTACTTCTATTGCTTCAACGTCTCAAACAGGATTAGCTAACATTGATGTATCTGGTATTGCAGCTACAACAAGCATAGGTCAAGTTGTTCCTGAACCTAGATTAGATGTGCCAGTTACAGGCAGTTCTGCAGCTACATCGATTGGATCAATATCTTTAGAGCAATCAACAACTGAACCAGTTTCTGGACAAACCGCTACACTATCACAAGGAACAGTAACTGACTTTATAGCTTACCCTGTAACAACAGCTGGATTACTAAGTAGTTCAGTTGGATCTGTGACTGTAACAGGTGTTGCAAACACTAGTGTTTCTGGCTCACAATTGGCTGCTAGTGTTGGATCAGTAAAAATTACTTCATGGCAAGAGGTGGATCTTGGCGTAAATAATGTTTGGGGTGAGGTTGACTTAGCAGCGTAATGGCTTTAAAATTTAAGTAATAGTAAGGAGAATTTTTTATGGCATCAAGTTTTTCAACGGACTTAAAACTCGAACTAATGGTTACTGGTGAAAATGCCGGTACATGGGGAGATAAAACAAACACAAATTTAAATTTAGTACAACAAGCAATCGCAGGTTTCGAATCAGTAGCATTATCAAATGGTGGTACTGTAACTCTTGCCATGTCAGATGCATCATTATCAAATGCAAGAAACATGGTTTTAAAATTTACTGGGACTTTAACAGGCGCATCAGTAGTAACAATACCTGACTCAATTGAAAAATTTTATATTTTTGATTTATCAGCGGTCACAGGAGTTACAAATTTAACAATTAAAACTGTAAGTGGAACTGGTTTTACAGCGGGAGAAGCAAAAATAGTTGCCGCTTATTCTGATGGTACAAATTTAAATGAGATCGCTCTTAACACTTTAGGTGGTACAATTGCAACTGCACAAATTGATAACGATGCTATAGACAATGATAAGATTGCCGACAATGCTGTTAGAGCTGCACAACTTTCTAACAACGCAGTAACATCTGCAAAAATAATTGATAATGCTGTAACGACTGCAAAGATCTCAGCATTACAAGTGACAACGGCTAAAATTGCTAATGATGCAGTTGGTGCAGACCAACTTGCTAATACCGCAGTAACGGCTGCATCTTATACTGCTGCAAATATAACTGTTGATGCTCAAGGAAGAATTACTGCAGCATCTTCAGGAGCTTCTGCTACTAAAGATTTAATTCCAATGGAAGATTTTTTAGGACCAACTTCTACTAACCATACAACTGCTCCCGGTGGTAGTGCTATTGGAGCATACATATATGGCGGAGGCGGAAATGGTGGTAGTAATCAAGCCCCAAGATCTTCTTTTGGAGGATCTGGTGGTCAAGGTGGTTTTGGTTATTTCTTTGGACCAAAGTCAGGCGGATCAACAATGGCTGTTTCATGTGGAGGTCCAGGCGGTACAGCAAATTTAGCGAACATTGGTCAGGCTAATGCTGGTAATACTGGTGGGAATAGTCAAAACATTCCAGGCTTCATAGGAGCACAAGGTACAAATGGTAATTTAACAACTGTACCAAGTAATGTTGCAACAGTATCATTTCATTTTAATCCTGGTAATACTTCAAAAAACTTTGTAAGTGATTTTATTTTCCAAACATCAGATATTGGTAGAGGAGGTTCACCAGGAAATGGAATTGGTAAAGCTGCTGGTATAGTAGTATATGAGGACTTAGGAAGTTAATATGGCTACATTAATTAAAAATTCTAATGGTGATGTTTATAAAATCTGTTTAACAGAAGCACACTTAAATGCACAAACTTGTTTACAAAGTGATTATGATCAAGGAATCTACACTAAAGTTGACATTACAGATGATGAAGCTAATGCAATAAGACTTGGTGATAAAGATTATATCAATAATAATTTTGTAGAACTAGAATCTGTTGAAGGTCAATCTGGTATGACACTATATGATTTTTTTAGTAAGTCAGAGTTTGATAGCAAATTACAAGAAGTATTAGATATTTTATCAAAGTTTCTTTCTAATCATCCTAGTAATGCAATGTATGCAGAATTAAATTCCTATAAAACTGCTTTAGAAAGTATAGATTCTTCAACTATAACGTTTCCTATAGCAAAAAATTTAGAAGGATATATGGAAGACCAAGGCACAACAGCTTATCATACTTTACAAATTCCGTAGTTATGATAGTAAGCTTTAATGGCTAACATAATAACGTTTAGTACCGCAATACCTTTAGATACTCAAGCTTTAGACAAACCTATACCAATAAAATTAAATATTCCAGAGTGGTATAAAAAACTAAAACACACTCATCTTGTACAAACTGTTAAAGGATGTATGCCTTTTTTAGATACATTAACAACAGGCTATTTACTTAAAGTGCCACAAGACATTCAAATAGGTATGGCAGGACTTACTCTTAAGGGTGAACCTATTGTAAACTATAAATACAGCTATAGAAATCGAGCAGGGGAAATTAATTTAAATGTTGATGGACATGCAGAATTCCATGAGCCTAAACAATTAGAAGGATCAGAGTTTGTTAGCATAAATAACGGAAGGTCTTTTGCTAAAATTTTAAACCCTTGGCATATACAAACACCCAAAGGTTATAGCTGTCTTTTCACACCACCTTTGAATAATCATACTTTACCATGGAGTATAATCCCAGGTATTGTTGATACTGACACATATGAAGAGTATGTGAACTTTCCAATAATAGTTGATACGGAAAAAGTTAAAAACCGAAACAAAGATATTATAATTGAAAAAGGCACTCCTTATGTTCAAGTCATTCCTTTTAAAAAAGAAAGTTGGCAAATGAAAATTAGAGAAAGAAAAAAAGGATATACAGCTTATCCTCTAAAATTATATAATATTTATAAATCAATCTTCTGGAAAAAAACATCATGGAGGTAAAATGAAAATACAACAATTTAAAGATGGTAGTGCGAATATTTATTTTGATGAACATGAAGTAGAAGTTATAAAAAAAAGGAAAAGGTTAAGACTCACTAAAGAAGGTTTAGAACAGTTTGGAAATATCCTTGTAAGAATAGTTTCTGAATGGCATTTGAATTTTGGTAAATTATCAAAAAAAGATTAATGTTTAATATCATAATCGATAAAAAAATTGAAAGACCTGCATGGTTATATAGTTTTGATTTTGAGATTTCTAAATTTGTTGGTAATTGGATTAACATGATTGATAATGCTTTGTTAAGAAAAAATTATAACTATTTAACTAATGTAAAAGGTAAGATGACTGAAGATATTTTTTTACATGATCCGCATTTTAGATTCGTTCTTTTAGAATCAATAAAAAAAGTACAATCTATTTGTAATTATATTAATAAAGAATATCACATCATGGATGCATGGGGTATAAAAAATGATTACGGAGACTGGACACAGCAACATCGACATGGACAAGCCGACGTCTCAGGGATAATTTATTTAAATAATAGTAAACAACAATTATTTTTTCCTGATTTAGATCTACCTATTGAACCAAAACCAGGTAGGATTATATTATGGGAATCACAATTATGGCACGAAGCACTTCCAAATACGGAAAAAAAAGCAAAGTATGCTATAGTTTTTAACCTATCCTTTAAGAGACCTACCTCTAGTCGAATTTAGTAAACATATGGTATAATATTTCATGCCTTTAACAAATGTACAAATACAGCCTGGATTTAATAAACAAGTCACAGAAGTTGGAGCCGAGGGTCAATGGACAGATGGTGACAATGTAAGATTTAGATATGGTTTACCAGAAAAAATAGGTGGATGGTCTGAAATACTAAGTAGCACTATTGTTGGAGCAGCTAGAGAACAATTTGCTTGGGCAGACTTAGATGGCAGAAGATTTGTTGCAATAGGCACAAACAAAGTTTTAGTGGTTTATTATGAGGGTGCTTTCTATGATATAACACCACTAGACACAGCTTTAACTGGTTGCACGTTTGATACAGTTAATACATCAACTACTGTTACTGTTAACAAAGCTGCACACTCATTAGAGCCTGGTGACTTAATAACTTTTACATCAGTCACAGCTCCTTCTGGAGCAGGTTACTCAACTGCAGATTTTGAAACAAATACTTACCAAGTAATTACTGTGCCAAGCAGTGATGAATTTACAATTACAATGGCAGCTGCCGCAGGAACCACTGTTAACGGAAGTGGATCAGCTGTTGTTAACCCTTATGTTAAACCAGGATCATTAACACAAAGTTATGGTTTTGGTTGGGGCACAGGATTATACGGAGGCGGACAACAACTTTTTGCTACTCTTAATGGTGCATTGCAAGATGACACTGCAGGTACAGGAGGAACAGGTACCTCTATTACTCTGGATTCAACTGCTGGGTTTCCAACCACTGGAACAATAAAAGTTGGGGCTGAGTTTATTTCATACACAGGAATCTCCTCAAATGATCTTACAGGTATAACAAGAGCGACAGCGGGAACAAGGTCTGCACACTCCAATGGTGCGGGTGTTGAGTATTTTACAGGTTGGGGAGAAGCGTCATTATCTCAAACACTTACTGTAGATCCTGCATCATGGTCATTAGATAATTTTGGTGAACAGCTAATAGCAACTGTTAAAAATGGTAAGTCATTCTCATGGAATCCAATTAATTCTAATCCAAGTGCATTAAGCACTAGAGCAGTTGTTATATCTAATGCACCAACAGCATCAGTTATGTCATTAGTATCAGATAGAGATAGACACTTATTTATGCTAGGAACAGAAACAACTGTAGGCACTCCTGGTACACAAGATAAGTTATTTATAAGATTTTCAGATCAAGAGGATATTACTAATTACACACCTACATCTGTTAATACTGCAGGTTCGTTTAGATTAGACTCAGGAACAAAAATTGTAGGAGCTGTTAAAGGTAAAGATTATACTTTTGTTTTAACAGATACTTCTGCATATGTAATTCAATTTGTTGGTCCACCGTTTACATTTAGTGTTAGACAAGTTGGATCTAATTGTGGAGCGATAGGACAACACTCAATTAAATATGTTAATGGTGCTGTATATTGGATTGGAGAATCTGGAGGCTTTTTTGTTTATGATGGTACTGTGAAAGCTCTACCATGTTTAGTAGAAGATTTTGTATTTTTAACTACAGGTGATAATTTAGGTATTAATTATGATGCTAGTGAAGAAGTGTATGCAGGATTAAATCATTTATATGAAGAGATAACTTGGTTCTATGCAAAATCAGGAAGCACACAAGTTGATAGATGTGTTACTTACAACTATCAAGATGGAACATGGACCACAGGATCATTAGCAAGAACAACATGGATTGATGCATCTTTATATGACGTGCCGTATGCTACTGATTACCAATCAACAAACGTACCTACATTCCCAACAATTCAAGGTGTAACTAATGTTAATGGAGCTACAATTTACTATGCTCATGAAGTTGGTGTAGATCAAGTTGATACTGCTGGTAATAAAACTGCCATACCTGCATTTATTGAATCAGGAGATTTTGATTTGAATGTTGGAGGTGACGGTCAAATGTTTATGAGTATGAGAAGATTTGTTCCAGACTTTAAACAAATACAAGGCAATGCACAAATAACAATAAGTTTAAAAAATTACCCACAGGATAGTAGTTCATCTTCACCATTAGGACCATTTACAATAACTAGCTCTACTGATAAGGTAGACACCCGTGCAAGGTCCAGGTTTGCAAGTTTGAAAGTTGAGAATACATCTACAGAACAAAGTTGGAGATACGGCACATTTAGAGCAGACATACAACCTGATGGAATGAGAGGATAATGGAACCAGATTTTTTAACAAATGATAATGTGAATAGAGGCATTGCTCCTTTATTTGATCAACCTATGGGATTATTACCTCAACAAAATCAAGTTTTTAATCCGCAAAATATTTTACGTAATATTATTACAGATAAAGCTCTTAATAAAGTAGGAAGCCAAGTTGGTATAAATCAATTAGCCAACGTTCTTGGAGTGACTGGTACTTTAGGAAGTGTATTTGGGTTTGGTGCAAATCCTCTTGCTTTGGGTATTGGTGCTTTAGTTGGAGGAATAAAAAATAGATATAATGCTTATAAGCAAACTAAACGAGATGCAGTAGCTAGAGATCAAGCAGCTAATAGAGGTGCAACTAAACAACTACAATTAGCAATTGATAGAGGTGATTATGATGGACCTAGTGGTTCAGATGCTGCTGCAGCTGCAGCTCAAGACGCACAAAGAGGAGGCCAATATGGCTAGAGTAGATATAGTAATACCTGAGCCATCTCCTGTATATACTGAAGAAAACCAAAGACAGATAAATCAATCTTTACGTACCATGCAAGATAAGTTAAATACATCTTATCAACAAGAATTAAAAAACGAACAAGATACTTTTAATTATTTTTTAGCATGACAATACAATATAAAAACGCAGGAATAAATTTAGCAGACACAGCCACTGCTTCTGTTCTTACCTCTCCTTCAAGTGCAAGATGTTTAGTAAAACAAATACAAATTGATAATTCTTCTGCAGGTCCAGTAGACTTATCCGTACAAGTGACTGATAGCTCAGCTTCAGCTACTTTTGCAATTTGGAGAAAAGCAATTGCAGCTAACACAGTTGAAAATATAATTACACAAACTTTAATATTAGAAGAGAGTGATGTTCTAAAGATGACTGCCGGAACTGGTGGTGAGCTACAAGGTATAATAAGTTATGCACAAATAGACAGATCACAAGAAAATGGCTAAAACAAAAATTTTTTCAGACTCCATTCTTCACTCTGAATTACTCAATCCACAACTAGATAAAAGAATAATTGAATTATTAGAAAAATATATTGAACAAGGAAAAATGAATACTGATATTACCATAGGTAGTTATCAGACACCTCATATAGCATGTCAAATTGTTTTAAAAACTTTGTTAACAGAAGCAGCCTCTTTATTAAGAGACAACTACAAGTTTAAAAAAAAAACAAATATGAAAATTTATGCTTGGATCAATCGTAATAATAAATATGATTTTAACAAACCACATATACATAAATCAAATTTTTCAGGTATATATTATGTGCAAACACCAAAGCAAAATGGAAATTTAGTTTTTATGAAAAATAGTCTAGCTGAAGAATTTAACGACAACGATAAGTACATAAAAGATTTTTCTTTTGTAAGATGGTCTATACAACCGAAAGCAAATCAATTTATTTTATTCCCTTCTAATATTATGCATTTAGTTGAACCACATTACGAAGATAAACCTAGAATCTCAGTATCATTTAATATAGACTTTTCTAATGGCTAGACAAAAATTTGTACACTACGTCCCCAGACCAAAGCCTCGTAAGCGTCCTGGCCGTCACAAAAAAAGGCTTTCTAAATCTGAGAAAAGAAGTTATAAGAAATACAATCGACAAGGAAGATAATATGACTGACTTACCTACAATAAAAGCTGAAGCAAAAGAAGTAATCAAAAACAAAAGAACTGGTAAAATTTATGCAACTAAAGAAGAATTTGATGCCGATGTGTTAGATCCTAATACTGATACAGTTAAAGAAGATCTAAGACAAGACTTAGAAGTTAAAGTTCCAAATTTTATTTTAGGTGCATTAACAAAAAAATAATGGAACCTAGAGGCGCAACTGAAATACAGCACGAACTGTTAACAAAATATGTTAGTAAAGAATTATTAGACAAAGTACAGATATGTACTTCAATACCTGGAAAGGTGCCAATAGATTCTAAAAAACTTAATATACTTTGGCAAAAGAATTCTTGGGATCAACCAAACCTGCAACCCTTTTTTAGAGATAAATCACGACATAAAGAATATGATTGGTATGTATTTAACAGTCATTGGAATTATGAAAAATTTAGATATTTTTTTGACATACCCACAGATAGATCAATTGTAATTAAAAATGGTATTGATAATTTTCCTAAAAGAAAAATTTACAAGAAGGGTGATCCTATAAAATTAATACATCATTGCACACCTTGGAGAGGTTTAAACGTTTTGCTAAGAGCAATGCAAGAAATTAATGATCCTAATATAACTTTAGATGTTTACTCATCAACACAAATTTATGGTAGTGAATTTAAAAAAGATCACGATGATGAATTTAAGCCACTATACGAACAAGCAAAATCTCTACCAAATGTAAACTATATAGGTTACAAACCAAATGAATATATTAGAGAGGTGATACCTAACTATGATATGTTTGTATATCCAAGTATTTTTGAGGAAACATCATGCGCTTCTGCTCTTGAAGCTTTAGCATCAGGGCTTCATGTTATTACAAATAATTTTGGTGCATTGTATGAAACGTGTGCAGAGTGGCCTGTATATGTCAATTATAATACAGATTTTGAAACTATGGCTGTTGATACTGCACAAGCTATTAAAGTTGCATCTACCTATTTACATGAGGATTTCATACAAGATCATTTAGAAGAGCAACAAAAATTTTATAAAAGATTTTATGGATGGCAAAAAAAAGGTATGGA